CGCCAGCGTGGTCACTATCCCAAATTTCCACGTCGAAGCGCGAACCCCGGAGATTGTAAAAAGTACTATGAAAACGTTTTGCCATTATCTGAACCTGTTACGCTGTTTTTCTGTCCGTTCAAGAAGTACCAGTAAATCATTGCCGCTGATGCGTGTTTGTAGTTCCATACCCCCGGAAGGCTCGATAAGGTTTTTAAGTTTGGATAGCGGCGCTATAACTTCCGGGTTTGTGGATGCGCCGGGGTATTCGCCGACAAGACCCAGGGTCGGGCCATACACGACGCCACCATCGGCAAAGGCCACCGCATTAAGCACCCGCTTAAATGCCGCCCCGGCGATAACACCAGCGCCCGCTGCAACTGCGATACCCGCCGGGCCGAGTGCTGCGATAGCCGGGTTGTTGGCGGCGTTAAGCATTTGCTTGGCCACGAATTGTTGCACCATTTTTCCGATAACATCGCCGATAGCCTCAATCGCCGCGTTCTTAAATGCCTCCCATCCGTTTGATGCGTCCGCAAGCCCGGCCGCAATTGCGCTGGATACGCCTGTAATCGTTTGGCCGAGTAGCCCGAATTTGTCTATGGTTGCAAAAACCTGATCCCCAAACACCTCAAAAAGCAGCCCGGATTGTTGGGCAAAGTTAGCAGCGGCTTCGGCGTTAAGGCGTAGCGGGTCAAGAAGAGATGCCACACCAAACGCCGCCTTTGCTGATTTCTCTGTGATATTATCCAGCCCCTTCTCGATGTTGGCCAGCGACCCGCCACCCTCAACCGCCCCCGGCGTCTGTATAGTTGGCAGCGTCGCGAAGTCCTGAAATTGCGCACGCGAACGGCGCAAGGCTTCTAAGTCTATTGGCGGCGCGGCGGTGGGTCGTGGCGCTTTTGGGGTTTTATCGTCATCCTTTGGCCGATCTCCCAATACATCGTTTAAGGTCTGATTTTCGTCAATTACCTTTTTAAGGGTTGCTATTTGTGACTCATAGGCGGCTTTGGCGTCTTTTGCGTTTTCGGTTACCTGCTTAGCGCCTTTGGCAACTATACCCTGCACAACCCCAAGCGACTTCATAGGATTAAGTACGGACTTTGCAGCCGCTTCCAATCCAAGCAATCCCAACTGTATAGGCGTTAATTCCGCCTCTTCTTTCAGGTCGGCCATTGCCACCTGCAACTCTGCTATCTTATCCGTCGCCGCCTTAACCGTCGCCACGCGTATCAATTCATCACGGTAGCCCTCGAGCGCTTTTGTAAGGTTTTCGGTAGTGACCTTTGCGGCGTCAAGTCCGCCGAAATACTTTGGGCTGATTTCTTGCAGCCGCTTAATTATCCGCTCTTTATCTTCTTGTGTGGCGTTTTCCTTATTGAAGGCGTCAATAAGTTGCTCAACCTGCAATACCTGTCCAGCCGCCTGTTCTTTGGCGGTCTTTTGAATATCGGATAACAACTTTGCCTTTTGCGCCGCCTCATCACTTGCGGACGCATAGGTAGCCACGGCGGCTGCGAGTGCCAGGAACACCCCAATAGCCACACCCGTAATCGTAGCCTTAGTAGTTGCGTCCAGCGCCTTAAATGCCGTTATAAGCCTACCTACACCCGTAGCGCCACCAGCCATTGCGTTCGTTAATTCGGTGTTAGCAAAGCGGGCAAATTTAGCCAGCGCAATACGCGCATCGCCGTATGTAGTAACCACAAGCCCACCTAATCGAATAGCAGGCCCGAGCGCAACACCAAAAGCGGCAACGGCAAAAATAGCGCCTTGTACTTCCGGCGAAAGATTAGCGAAGGCGTCTGCTACGGTTATGACAAAATTTGCAAACCTATCCAGCGCCCCTGTAATGTCAAAAGCGCGGTTAAGCGAATCGCCTATTTTAGCAGCCGCTTCTTTTACCGCCACCTGCGCATTCTGAATCGAATTTGCAATACCGCCCGCAACACGCGGCGCTTTGGCCAGCTCCTGCGTAAGTGTCACAACCAAATCTTCCGCGCTTACATTCAACTTCCGCAACCCTTCCGCGTCCGCCGTCCCAAAAGCGCTAACGAGCGCCCGGGAAACCGACGGCATATTTTCCTTTAGGATAACCAAATCCTCATTCAGGATTTTGCCCTTTGATATAATCTGCGAAAGTTGGCGCGTAACACCCTCAAAGTTTTGCGCCGTACCACCAGCGGCCGCCACCCCGTTGGCAAACTGTTTGATTGTTTCCCGGGCTTGTTCGGCGGATAACCCGACGGATTGAAGCCGCAAAGAACCCTGTACCGCCTGCTCAAAGTCAATCCCCGGCGCTTTGGCAACCTCTCGCAATTTCTCCAACTCATCCCGCGCTTGCGCAATACTGTATCCCGCCCCGGTCATTGTGGCCTCCAGCCCCAAACGTAGCCGCTCAAATTCCCCGGCTGCCTGCACCGCACCAGCGCCAATAGCCAACAATGGAGCAGTTACCCCCAATGTCAGCGTATTACCGATAGACGCCATTCGATCAGACGCCTGTTGCAGCGAATTGGTCGCCTTGTTAAGTTCACGATTGAACTCACGGGTCGAAAGCCTTAGCGCTACATTTAAGTCAGTTAGTGCCATCTTTTTGCCGTTTAATTTGCTGCTCTATCGCTGCGTCCATCGCTGAAAGCATCGGTGCGGCGGCGTTTATATCAATCTCTGTGAACTCAACAACTGTATCCCACGGAAGCGGCCAAAATTTGCGCATGTTTGGCACGGGCTTGAATTTTCCGGCGTTCGCCGCATAAAATGCAATCACCCGGGTAAATTCCGCTTGCGTCCTCTCCTCTGCTTTTTTTGCCTGTATCCGGGCATGGAGAAAAGCGGGCGTAGTCCTCCAAAATTCCGTCTCACTCATTCCGGCGTAAGCGGCGGCGGCTATCAGCTTTTGCCAATAGCCGCCTTGCTCTTTTTTTCGCCTTGTTCAACTTCGGGCTCGTCACTCGCTGGAATACTAAACGCGTCGTTCATTATGCGTGCAAACTTCTCGGCGGCTGTCGGGCTTTCTGCTACCCATGCGGCAACATCACGCGGCCGGAAGTCCACAATGCCGCCGCGTTCACGAATCGGAACAGCCAGCGCCGTGTACATCAAGTCCACGATCTTCACAAGGCTGTTGCCTGTTACGATGTGGTTTATATCCTCATGTAGTGGCCGCCCGGTCGTAACCTCGTAATCGTAAGCCAGTCCCATGTCAACCTGTACGGCGCGTTCTTTGCCGCCGATAAAAAGTGTTACCTGCATATTTTGTCTGTTAAGTTTAAGAAGTCGCGAACTCGGTCAACGCGCCCGATCCCTGAATGGAGAAAGAGAACGTTGAATCTTCGTTATCCGGCGTGTCGGCTGAAAGCGAAGTGATGAAGCCAACACCCGAATAGCCTTTGTCACCAGAAACTGTTGACTGGAAAGCGAGCGTTAACTGGCTTCCGTTTTTCCAAGCGGTGTAAAGGGCGCTAAAGCCTTTTGTGGCGTCGAACGCAAGTTTGGCTTCACCGCCCATTGTCCACGATGTGCGGCCGGCCAAAAAGGCAGCGGCGTTACCCACCGTATCCTTGCAGGTGGATTCGCGCGGCTCCATCGTCATTTCGAGCGTGCTGTTGGTTTGGCATGTGACGGCCGTGCTGTCAACGTATATTTTGATAAGACGGCCGTTAACGGTTCCAGTTGTAGGCATGGCAAAAACTGTTTTTTAAATTAGAGTTGGCCGTTTCCGGCTGTTTGTTTTTGGCCTGTCGTGTCCATAATCGGGTGCGTACATTGTCCGTACAATTCCGCGTTTTTCAATTTGCATGCCGTGTCCTGCGGCACCCAAACTGCTATTCCTGCATCCAGTAATTCCTGTGCGTTGTTGAAGTCGCCAACCGCGCCCGCCGGGATGCCTTTATATTCTTTGAGAAGTTTTAGTCTCATAATGTTTTCAACCTTTGAATAAGCCGCTTTTCGATAATCCTGTACGCTGTTTGTCTTGCAGCCGCCGCGCCTTTCGCCCGTATCCTTTGCGGTCGTATACCCCTCGCCGGTGCGCCTCGGTCAACAAAGCGAAAATAATACCCATCCACTCGAGCGCCCGAAAACTTACCACGACTTCCGCCCAACTTTGGCCCTACTATTGCGCCCGGTACTTTTCTAAGGTCAAGATTCAGTATTGATCTTCGGAGATTGCCCGGGTAATATTCTGCTATCTTTTGTCCGTTTGAATACCTGTAATGCCGCCTGTTATACACTGGTGTTTTTTCGGCTATCTTTTTCGCGGTAAATTCGGCGGCTGGCTTTACGATCTTTTGTGCGTCCTTTTGAATATCCGTACTCCATCGCTCAAGCTGCTGAACAAGCATCTTCGCCTCCTCATTGAACTTCCGAACATCTATACTTATTCCGCGCGCCATTATTTCCGCAACATGCAAATTAACTTAGTAAATCGCTTTCTCCCTTCGTGCGATATATTCTCTATATCGTACGCATCACCCGCATAGAATATTCGGTCTTTTGATGTAACGTTCGCACGGTAACGAACGGTGAATATTACGGGGCGATATTCTTTTATTGTTTTGCCGTTCACGTCCTCGTTTTGTCCGGTCGTACTATACTCTACGTTGGCGTACAATGTAACGAGCGGTGACCATGCGGGTATTTGTTCGCCGTACACCGTAGTACTGTACGTTGGCGTCTGTATCTCAATGATCTGATCGAGATGGCCGATGCGCGTTTTCTTTCCGCTAAGGTTATCCATCAAGTCATCGTTTTTTCATTGTGCAGAATCAGATTAAACGAACGGACGCGCGGATCGTTGCTGCCTGAAATTGGCATATCCTCTCGATTTTCGTACAAGAATGCCAGTAGCAGGCAAATAGCGGTTTTGAATGTATCCGGTACGTTTGAAGCCGTCGCGTATCCGGTAGAATATTCGATCGAAACAGCGTTCGGGTAACTTCCTGTTGTAGGCCATGCTTTGTCCGGGTTAATCCAGATGCGCGGTGCTTTACTTACAATGTCCGCCGAATAATCAGCCGAAGAAACTGTTTGCTCTGTTCCGGTTTCGTCTTTGTACTTTACTGCGCTTATACTGTTCGCCGGAAAAGAAAGTTCGATCTGATACGGCGGGAATCCGTCAAAATATTCCCGTACCGTTTGAGTAAGTAGTAATTGTCCGGTGTATTGTTCGGCCTTGCGTCGCGCCGCACTAATTAGGCTTTCGATCAGCGCGTTCTCGGCGCTATCGTCCACCTTTAACCATGCCTTAGCCTCGGATAAGGTTATCGGCTCATCGCTTGGCCCGCTTACTACTTCCCACGTCACGCTTTTCGATTTTAGGCGTTAACTTTTCCGGTGTTTCATATTGGCTGGGTTGCGCCGGGTCGTCGGCTATCAATTCGACGATCCCGGCGTCAACCAACCTTTGCTTATGAGAATCCTGAACAACTCCTATTTCTCCGAAATTGTAGGCGTATCCATAAGCCACGCCAGATTTTTTAAATCTGACTAATGGCATTAGGACGGATACAATTCGTCACACTTACAGAACGAAGCGGCGTTGCGGATGGCGTGGTCAAACCATGCGTTCACAATCACTTCAACCGTGGCTTCTTTGCCTTTTGTGTACGGGTTGATGAGGATGTCCACGCCGCCGAATTGGCCGATCAGCAAGTCCGCCCAGTTGCCGAATACACCACCGTGCAGTACGCTTGTATAAGCGCCCTTGGTAAGGTTCTTTGGAAGCAGGTTGGATGCGTAGGCTTGGTAACCATTCACGCTTGCGTTGACATTCGGGCCTTCCCAGATGAAGCCGTTTCCGGCCACGTCGCGCTTGGTGGTTTTCAGTTTGCCAGCCACTTGCGGCGTGAACAGGTAACCGAGGCGACCCATGTCGGCATTGTCGGCCGCCACTTCGCTCTCAAACTTCACCACCAGTTCCCATGTCAGGTCGCCGCCGTTTGTGCCGATGGTGATGTCGTTCACGCCCGCGAGGTTGAAGATACCCGTGTTGTCCGAGTTCGTGAAGCACTCTTCTTCCAGTTTGCGGAACAGCGCTTCGTTCAGGCGGTTGCGCACAAAGTTCTCCATGTCAATGTTCGATTGCAGGATAACCTGCTTCGATACGTCCACGAAGGC